GATCGAGATCGAACTTCTGATGGTTGGATCGGCGACACACGACACTCTGCGCGTAAGTCAGATCATAATCCAGATGCTAGCGGCTGGGTTCGTGCCATCGATGTCGATCGAGATCTTTCGGGTAAAGTTAAACCTGACTCCATGCCAGATCTTGCGGATCAGATTCGTATCTTTGCAAAGTCTGATTCTGCAAAGCGCATCAGCTACATCATCTTCGATGGAAAGATCGCAAGCCCTATCCTTAAATGGAAGTGGCGCAAATACACAGGGATTAACAAACACAATCACCACTGCCATATCTCGTTTACAAAAGAAGCTGACCTTAATGGTGAGTTTTTTCAAATACCTATGATCGGGGAATCACAATGAAAGATCTACAAAACGCATTAGGCTCATGGGGCAGAGCATTCTTAGTGGCAGTTATATCCATGTATGCCGCTGGAGTTCAAGAACCAAAGGCTTTGATTGCTGCTGGTCTTGCATCGATTATTCCACCAGTGTTGCGCTACCTAGACCCTAAAGATGAACTCGGAAGAAAATGACACAGGGCGAATTCTTTCAGCTCTATATTGCCACTCTTGTGATCATCGGTGGATTGGCTGGCTTTGTGATCACTCACTTGCTGAGCGAGATCAAGCGACTCAACACACGATGCGATGAGATTTACAACATACTTTTAGAGCGGTAAAATAAAGCATGGCCGCGCGCAAAACTAAAGCAATAGAGGATCAGGGTTACACTCCACTAGAGGCTTACTGTATTGGGTTAAACGAATACTATAAAGCTTTGCGCAAGGCTGGCTTTGCCACAGACATCTGCATGTCGATGCTTATGGATCCATTCTCTTATCCTGATTGGATACTCCCTAAGCGCATCAACGATAATCCCAGCAATATGCCGGACTTTTATCCTGACGATGACGAGGATTAATGAAGAGAACCATCGTAATACCAGACTTACAAGTCCCTTATCACGATGAAGTAGCAGTCAAGAATGTTTCTAATTTTGTTAAGACGTTTCGCCCTGATGCTGTGGTTACTCTCGGAGATGAGATCGATCTCCCACAGATCAGCCGATGGACAGAAAACAAGCCCGGCTGGTACGAACAAACCTTAGCTGCTGATCGTGACATGGCAGTCGATGTCCTATGGGAATTGACACAGCACGCCAAAGAAGCGCACATGATCAGGTCAAACCACACTGATCGTCTTTACAATGTGATCATGAACAAGATCCCAGCATTCTTGTCATTACCAGAGTTGCGCTTTGAGAAGTTTATGAAGCTTGATGAACTAGGGATCTCTTATCATAAGAAGCCGTTTGCTATTGCTAAAGGTTATGTGGCAGTGCATGGAGATGAACAGGCTATTAAGCCGACTCCTGGTCTTACAGCCCTAGAAGCAGCCCGTAGGCATGGGCTAAGCGTGATCTGTGGACATACTCATAGAGCAGGCCAATCAGCCTTCACAGAGGCTTCAGGGGGCAAGTTAGGCCGTATCCTGCGTGGCTTTGAGGGTGGTCACCTTATGGATATTCGCAAGGCTCATTACACAAAAGGCACGATGAACTGGCAACAAGCATTTTTGATAGTTGAAGAAGATGCTAAGGGTGTCCAAGTAACTACAATCCACATAGAAAAGGACGGAACCTTCGCTTATGGTGGTCGCAGGCATGGACGATCTAGATAATCCGCTTAGGCGTGACATCGATGATGCGATGGACGATGGAGAATTGTTACCATTTCGTTATCAAAAGATGCTTGCTTAGTCTGCGATAGCCTGTACCTTAATCCTTATCAGTGAAACTCACTGAAGTAAAGGGGCTAAGAGATGAATCTTGATTTATATCTAACGCTGGTAATGCTAGCGTTTCTTGCAGTTGGAATTGCAGCTGGTTATGGCTTAGGTTTTAAAGAAGGCAAAGAAGAAGGTTACGCACTAGGCCGTTCGGTCGCTCGACACACATTCTGGTCAGAGTGAAAGCTCGTGACATCCTCGATGAAGCTAAACAGCTCCTCGCCGACAGAGGTAACGAGTACGGCGACTCAACTCTTAATCACATTCGGATCGCAAGACTCTGGAGCGTGTATCTTGACAAAAACATCGAGCCGCATGAGGTCGCAATCTGCCTCATCCTCACCAAGATCTCGCGAACTCAGACAACAAAGGATCACCCGGACAGTTACGCAGACATCTGTGCGTACTCTGCAATCGCTGGCCAGATTACATCAACTGATTGGAACGACCTTGACAGTTACTAAGGCCAAGTCAGGTACATGGTGTGATTACTGCCAGATGAAGTGGGGTCGCGATCACCCGAATGGCAAGGGTAAGACCTTTGCAGTCTGGACTGTGGTTAGTCAGCATGCTAAGTCTAAAGGAATCAACCGACATTATTGCCAGCCTTGTGCTGTGTGGGTGTCAATCTGGCCAGATGGATCTCACTGGCCTTTAACCGAGCAAGCCGAGTTTCTAGTAAAGCAAGAGGAGATCAATCATGGCGTTTGATTTGAGTTCGTATGAGACAGTGGAATCAAGATTAGAAAAGTTCTGGAAGGAGTTCCCAGATGGACGCGTATCAACGGAATTGGAAGTATGTGAAGCTCATCGATATGTTATTAAAGCCTATCTCTACCGCACTTATCTCGACCCAGTCGCATACTCGACTGGCTATGCTGAAGAGAAGGATACTGATCGCGGTGTTAATGCAACTAGCGCTTTGGAAAACTGCGAAACTTCAGCGATCGGCAGAGCTCTTGCTAACGCAGGTTTCGCTGCTAAAGGCAAGCGACCAAGCCGAGAAGAGATGGTCAAAGTACAGTTGGCAGGACGAGGCGGAATTACGACAGAAGAACCAATCATCAAACAGAAGTTCCCAGAGCCAGTAAAAGATGCTTGGACTATTGCTGATCCTAAAGATGATATGAATGTAATACCAATATCAGCTGCACCATCATTGAATGAAGCAATGAACCTAGTATCAGTTGAGTTGAATGCTAAAGAAATGCCACAAGCACCTAAGTGCCAGCATGATTTCATGGTGCATAAGACTGGCGTATCGGCTAAAACTGGCAAGCCTTATGAAGGCTATACCTGCCCATCTAAGAATCGGGCAGAACAATGCCCACCGATCTGGTTGTAAACAATGGCTTCCCAGCATCGTAAGCACAGGGGTTACCGCACTCAGAAAGTCGTCGCTGAGTACCTATCAAAGTGGTTTCCGTATGCAGACAGTGCTGGGGCAGGTCGGCAAGGTAGCGATGTAACTGGTGTCCCGTTCGACATCGAAGTTAAAGCGCGTGCCGCCTTCCAACCGAAGGAGTGGCTGGATCAGACCCGCAAACGCTCAGATGGGAAGCTGAGTGTTGTGGTTATGAGATTCAATGGGCAGGGCGAAGATGCGGCCGAATACGGCGCAATGCTTCGATTCTCTGATCTGGTTCAGCTACTCAATAAAGTTGATTACATAGAATGGTTTCAAGAGCCAAGCCGATGCAAAGGCTGTGGCACTTGGCTAATTAATGAGGATTACTGCACTAAATGTAAGGATCACAATGCCGATTTATGATTATGAATGCATAATATGTGGGCAAATGCAAGAGTTAGAACACTCAATGAGTGCAGTAGGTAACCCGGTACTGCATTGCTCAACGCCAATGATTCGGGTATTTGCTGCAACGCCTGCGATCTTCAAAGGTAGCGGCTGGGGAAAGGACAAGTAATGTCATTTGACTATAAGTTAAAGTCTGACAGCACAGCTCACTTTAGATGCTGTGATGAAATACAGTTCGAATACATGTGTGCATATTGTTATGAACCAATGGGTTGCCAGATGTGTTCATTCGATATAACAGTTCGACATGATTGCACACAGGATTAGACACGCCCAAGATCATGCGTAAACCATCGATGGATTTGACAGAGGCGGTACGCTATAACTCGCTAGCGAGCGCCTGTGGGCGATTGCTCGCGACCGCGTGTTTAGCTATTGGGGCAGCTATGTTCTATATAGAATACAGTCCAACTGATACTGCTAAAGCAGTAGAAGTAAAAGAGATTACTATTAAAGAATATATACAAAGCCAGTTAACAGTTAACACTTACCAATGCTTAGATACTCTTGCTACTAAAGAGAGTAACTGGAACTTCAAGGCTAAGAATGGTAGCCATTATGGATTCATGCAGGGTAGGTCGCAATGGTTAAAGACTGCTACACCTGAGCAACAGTATGACTGGAGTAGTAGGTATGTGGCTCATAGGTATGGAGTCACAGAGTATGATGAGCCTGACTTCTGTGCAGCACTCAACCATTGGAAGCTACACTCATGGCATTAGATAAGCTGAACAGCAGACGATACAGAGCACAGCGTGAGCGTGTGTTCAGTCGTGATGGCAGAATGTGTCAGATCTGTGGCACAGATGAGGGTGAGATGCACATTGATCACATCATTTCACGCAAGACTGGTGGCACACATGACCTTGATAATTTAAGAGTCTTATGCAAGAGCTGCAACCTACGCAAGGGTGCGCTCAGTGAAGGGGTTTTTTTAGCACGCACGCCTACCCCCCCTGTCTTTTCATCCTGTATATACCCGATGCAGTCCGAGCCGATGCCAGACAGTCCTTTTAAGATCAAACCCAATCCAAATCAATGACGAATAAACCCAAAGCTAAATTGGCGCTACGAGGGGCAACCGAGCCAAGGGTTCACAGTCCACTTCTAAAGGGCAAGTCAAGAGCTGCTGAAGTCCTAGAAATGATTGAACGTTTAAACATGGACAAGCTCATGCCTTATCAGGAGTTCATCCTTAAACAAATGATGATGGTGGATAAGAAGAATCAGTATCGGGTTAAGACTGCATTATTGTTAATTAGCAGGCAGAATGGTAAGTCTCATCTTGGCAGAATCCGAGTCATCTGGGGAATGTTTTATGGTGATGAGAAGAAGCACATAATCATGTCCTCAAACCGAGCAACGGCCTTGATGACCTTTCGAGAGATTGCTTGGATCATCGAATCAACTCCAGAGTTAAAGGCTATGGTTAAAGCTGTTCGATATGCCAATGGTGGTGAGCGCATAGAATTGCTAAATGGCGCAACCCTTGATCTGGTATCAGATACCCGAGATTCAGCGCGTGGTCGCACAGCTGACTTCTTATGGATCGATGAAGTGCGTGAGATCTCTGAAGATGGGTACAAGGCTGCAATCCCAGTGACTCGCGCCCGGGCTAATGCTCAAACCTTTTTAACCAGTAATGCTGGCGATGCTTTTAGCACAGTGCTCAATTCCCTTGTCGAACGGGCTAAGGATTACCCACCTGAAACCTTTGGTTACTACGAATACTCAGCGCCTCAGTATTGCAAGATCGACATATCATCTGATGCCTTTTGGCGTGATGCGGTAGTGCCAAGTAATCCTGCCCTTGGTTGGACAGTAACGAAAGAGTCAATCGAAGAAGCTATTGCAACCGCACCTATTGAAACTACTCGAACTGAAACTCTTTGCCAGTGGATCGATAGCCTTCAATCGCCTTGGCCTCATGGAGTCTTGGAAGAAACTAGCGATAACACCTTAGAGATCGCAGTTGGTGCATACACAGTCTTTGCCTTTGATGTTAGCCCGTCTAGGCGCAATGCTTCATTGATTGCTGGCCAGATCCTGCCTGATGGCAGAATCGGTATCGGAATTATGGAAACTTGGAGTTCTCAAGTCGCAGTCGATGATATGAAGATTGCTGTGGCGATCAAGGCTTGGTCTGACATCTATCGCCCTCGATTAGTCTGCTATGACAAGTACGCTACTCAATCGATTGCTGATCGATTGAAACAAGCTGGAGTAATGACCGAAGATGTAAGCGGCCAGCAGTTCTATCAAGCCTGTGGGGATCTCTTAACTGGATTGGTAACTCACAAGGTAGTTCATAATGGGCAAGCGGAACTTATCCAGCAATTCAATAACTGTGCAGCTAAGGTCAATGACTCAGCTTGGAGAATCATCAAGCGAAAGTCAGCTGGTGACATTTCAGCCATTATTGGAGTCGCAATGGCCGTAAGCAAGTTAATGTTGCCAACACCAAAGCCACAAATTATAACTTGACATTTACTAGCAATCTGTCTAGGTTGTGCTATCATTTAGGCCATGGGTATATTTTCGCGAGCAGAATCAAAGCCAACTAAGCAGACTGTCGAAGCGCAATATGCCCCTCAAATTTTGGGCGATCAGTTCCTTCCTTATAATAACTATTACACTGTTTCATCAATGCTTCGTCAAGATGCTATGAGTGTGCCAGCAATTAAAAGGTGCAGAGATCTTATAGCGGGAACTATTGCCACAATTCCCCTGGAGTATTACAAGAAGTCCACAGGTGAAAAAATTTCCCCACCTCGTTGGGTTGAACAGCCATCCATAAACCAATCTCGTTTTGTTACGATTCTTTGGACGATTGATTCATTGCTCATGTATGGAACGGCCTTCTGGGCCATTCGCGAAGTGTATTCTGAAGACGGAAGAATGGCTCGCGCTGAGTGGATTGCTAACACTCGCGTTACATTCGATACAGACTTTCCATCAACTATCGTTACTCAATATTATATTGATGGAATTGCAGTTCCAATGTCCGGTGTCGGATCTCTTATCACTTTTCAAAAAGATGAAGGTATTCTAAACACTTCTGCTCGCTCTATCCAAAGTGCTATTGACATTCACAGATCTGCTTCGATCGCTGCACAAACTCCAATGCCGTCGGGCTACATTCGGAACAATGGTGCCGACCTAGATCCAAAAGAAGTTAATGGATTACTAGCTGCGTGGAAGGCTGCACGCCTTAATCGTTCTACTGCTTACTTGACATCCACTCTTGAATATAATCCAACATCTTTCTCACCTAAAGACATGATGTATAACGAAGCAATTCAAAATAGTGCAACTGAAATTGCAAGACTGTGTGGAGTTCCACCTTACTATCTTTCAGCTGATCAAAATTCAACTATGACTTATGCAAATGTGCAAGACGAACGCAGACAGTTTATTTGGATGATTCAACCTTATATTTGTGCCATCGAAGATCGTTTATCAATGGATGATATTTCAACTGCTGGTCATTATGTGAAGTTTTCTGTCGATGAAACATTCTTACGCAGTAACCCAATGGATCGCTTGTTGGTACTTGAAAAGATGCTGGCGCTTGGTCTAATTACTACAGAGCAAGCTATGGAAATGGAAGATATGACTCCAAACGGAATGGAAAAATAATGGAAACCTTATACATTGAAGCATCTTCAATCCAGTGCAGTGAAGATCGCAGAGAAATCTCAGGCAAAATTGTGCCAATGGGAACAGGCGAGGTTGGCAATACCAATCTTGGTGCTTATGTTTTTGAAGCTGGATCTGTCGAGATTGCAGACCCGACAAAGATTAAACTTCTGTCACAGCACGACATGAAAAAGCCTGTCGGTGTAATGGTTTCAGCAGAAGAAAGAAAAGATGGTATTTATGCCACCTTTAAGTTAAGCCGTTCACAGTCCGGGACAGATGCTTTGATTATGGCAAGCGAAGGATTGGTTTCAGGATTGAGCATTGGAGCAGAAATCATTAAGCAAAAGCCTTCACGCAATGGTTACACAGTAGTAACAGCAGCTAAATTAAAAGAAGTTTCTCTAGTAACAGAAGCAGCATTTAAGTCTGCTCAAGTGTTAGAGATTGCAGCATCAGAAGGAACAGATGCAGCAAAAGAAACAATCCAAATTGCTATCGAGCAATTAGCGACAGCACCTGAAGAAACAAAAACACTTGAGACTTTGCTTAACATTGTCAAAGATGTTATTGATGAAACAACCCAACCAACAGAAAGCGAGACAGCTGTGGAGAACACTCCAGAGACAGTTGCAGCACCAGTAGAGCCAGCAGCAGTTGAAGCTGCTCGTAAGACTGTAACTGCTATGCATTACACAAATCCTCGTATCAATCTATCTAACGAGGTATTTCTAGAAAACGCAGTTCGCGCACAACTCGGTGACGAGAATGCTCGTCAGTACCTACGCGCTGCATCAGATACAACAACAACTGAAGTTGCTGGTCTTGTACCAACACGTCAGTTAACAGAAATTATTAACAACAAGTCAACTGCAGGTCGTCCATCAATCGATGCGATCTCAACAGGCACACTTCCAGATGCAGGTATGAAGTTCCAGATTCCTCGCGTTAAGGCAGTTCCAACTGTTGCAGCATCAGCAGAAAAGGGTGCGTTCTCAGATACTCAGGTTGAAATTGAATATCTGGATGTTTCGGTTTCCAAATATTCCGGCATGCAGCTATTTGACGTTGAGGTTTTAGATCGCACGTCTCCTGCGTTCTTCGCAGAGCTCCAATCATTGATGGCCGATGCGTATGCTAAGGCAACTAACGTTGCAGTGCGCACAGCAATTCAAACAGGTGCAACAGCCGATGCAACAGCAATCACACTTCCATGGGATGGCGCAGAAATGGCTGGCTTTATTGCTCGCGCTTCTGACAGCATCTACACAGCAACACTTCGCTTTGCATCAGGCGTAATTGTTTCACCAACACAATGGTCAAACATCATGGGAATGGTGGATTCTTCAAACAGACCTCTATTCATCGCCGCACAGCCACAAAACGCGGCAGGTAACGTTTCACAGTCACTTCGCGGATCATTGCTAGGTTTAGACCTGTATGTTGATTATTCACTAACAGGTGTAGCAGACGGATCAATCGTGGTTGTTAACCGCGAAGCATTCACATGGTACGAGTCACCACGCCTACAGCTTCGCGCTGACAAGGTTGGTACAGGTCAAGTTGAAGTTGGATACTACGGATACGGCGCAATCGCTACTAAGGTTGCATCAGCTGGTGGAGCGTTTAAGTTTAACAACGCTGCGTAAGTAATACCCTAAGTCGCTAAGAGGGGGCATAGCCCTTGCCCCCTCTTGGTCTTTAGAAAGGAATGGGAATGGCACTCACAACAGTAGCTGAACTTAGATCAACTCTAGGAGTCGGCACACTTTATAGCGATGCCACCTTGCAATCTGTTGCAGATGCTTCAGATGCAGTTCTTATTCCGATGTTATGGGCTCCTAAGTGGTTCGCTGTAGCGCATAGCAATATCGTAGGCGAAGGAACTTTATACTTTGACATTCCAGTAACAGAGATTTTTTATGTAGGACAAACGGTAACTATTGCCAATTCAGGTACTAAATACAATGGATCTAAAACAATTACAGCAGTTGGTAATTATTCAATTTCAGTAACTACGACTCACACAGTCGAACAGCCTAAGCATCCTATTGAACCTTTTGGCACAGTAACAGGCGAGACTTACACAGACTGGACTCTTGATGAAGCAGTCCAGAATGCGGCTCTCATGATAGCTGTAGAGATCTGGCAAGCAAGAACCAGCACTTTAACTGGTTCTAATTCTGTCGATTTCCAGCCCTCACCTTATCGAATGTCAGCACAGCTGCTCGCTAAGGTTAGAGGATTGATCGCGCACGCGCTAGACTTACGCTCAATGGTGGGCTAATGCCATCATCAGTAACTACTCTTCGAACTACACTTGCAACTGCTCTAGTTGATAATTCACTTTGGAGCACATTTGCGTTTCCGCCAAGTGTAGTTCTTGCAAATTCTGTAATCGTAAGCCCGGACGATCCTTATCTCGCGCCAAGCAATAACTCGCGCAACACAGTAAGCGCACTGGCTAACTTTAAGATTATTATTACTGTGCCTTTATTCGATAACGAAGGCAATCTAAACGGCATTGAAACTAATGTGGTTCGAGTGTTCAATTTACTCGCTGCTAGTTCTTTGGCCTATAATGTAGGCAGTATATCTGCCCCTAGCGTTCTCAATGCTGCATCAGGTGATCTGCTCAGCTGCGAGATGTCCGTATCAATCCTAACAAGTTGGAGTTAATATGTCAGACCTAACACCAGAGGATCTAGCCTTCTTGAAGAAGATTGGTCAGATCACCACAGCACCAAAGCCAGTAACTACTAAGAAGGAAGAAGAATAATCATGGCAATTTTTCTAAATAACAAAGTTGGTCTAAAGATTGCCACTATCAATCTTTCAGATCATGTAACTGCATTTACACTTAATCGTCAGTCAGATCAGATTGAAGTTACTGCTATGGGCGACACAGCTCACAAGTTCGTTACCGGACTTTCAGCAGACACACTTACAGTGTCATTCTTGAACGACACAGCAGCAGCAAATGTTTTAGCAACACTTCAGGCTGCTTATGGCACAACTGTTGCATGGGCAGCAATCCAAGATTCATCAGCTGCTGTATCAGCAACTAACTTGCTTTACTCAGGCACAATCTTGGTTGATAACCTAACAGACATCAACGGCGCAGTTGGCGATGAAGGCATGATCGACATTACCTTCACTGCTAATAGCAAGACAGCAACTGCTTCAACTGGTACTTGGTCATAATCTAACTACTAAAGAAAAGGGCTAAAAAAATGGCAAAGCTAAAGATCACAAGGGCAGATGGCTCTGTATCTGATCATCAGATAACTCCATCGATCGAGTTCGCATTCGAGTCATACGCCAAAAAAGGTTTTCATAAAGCCTTTCGTGACGATGAAAAACAGAGCGATGTGTATTGGCTGGCTTGGGAATGTCTTCGTCGTGCCTGTGAAGGTACTAGCGAAACTGTCAAGCCTTTCGGGTCAGGTTTTCTAGACACACTTTCAAAAGTGGAAGTTCTAGATGATGACCCGGAATTATAGGGCGGGATTCATTCACTTACTTGGTCGCAAGATTGAGTTTAGAAACTCGGATCGCGCCTAACGACTTACTCGAACTTGATTCGAGAATGTTCAAGGCTTTATTACAGGCTATGAAAGACCGAAACAAGGAGATGAAAGATGCCAGTCGCAGTAAAGGGCGCAGTCGCACTTCGTAAAGCCTTGAAAGATTTCACACCTGATTTAGCTAAGCAATTACCTAAAGACATGGCAATAGCCCTGAAGCCCGTTGTGAAGACGGCTCGGGGCTATATGCCTTCTGATAGTCAAGTATTAAGCAACTGGCGACCAAGGGAAAATAGTCAAGGCACTTTTCCTGTTTACACTGCAAAGATGGCCAAGGCTGGTATTGGTTTCAAAACAACACCGTCAAAACCTAATCGCAAAGGTTTTAGATCTTTAGCTCGTTTAATAAACAAAACTGCTGCTGGTGCAATTTATGAAACTGCTGGCCGTAAAACTCCAAGTTCTAAATTTGTACAGAATCTAAACTCAAAATATGGATCTGTTATGAAAGGCCAAGATAAAATGCAAGGCCGCGCTTTATATCGTGCCTTTGATGAAGATAGTGGCAAAGCTCAAGATGGAGTTCTTAAAGCCATTGAAAAGGCCAAGCAACTACTTAACGCGAGAGCCACGGTGCATAACTGATGCCTAATATAGTAATTGACATTGCTTCCGAATTTACAGGAAAGAAAGCCTTTGATAAAGCTGGCAAAAGTACCAGCGGTTTAGAAAGTGCTGTTGGTTCTCTAGGCAAGAAACTAGCCGTAGCGTTTTCAGCTACAGCAATTATAAATTTTGGCAAAGCCGCCGTAAAAGCGTTTGCAGAAGATGAGAAGTCTGCTGCAATTTTAGCTAACACAATGAAAAATTTAGGATTAGAATTTCAAAATCCTGCAGTCGAATCATTTATTGCAAAACTATCTGCAGCTACAGGTGAGGTGGATGACAATTTAAGGCCAGCCATGCAGAAACTTTTGCAGGTAACTGGCTCAGTTTCTAAGTCACAAGAATTATTAACCCTTGCGTTGGATGTAGCTGCTGGGTCAGGTCAAAGTTTAGATACAGTTATAACCGATTTAGCGGCTGCTCAGGCTGGTAATACTGAAGGCTTGAAAAAGTATTCATTAGGTTTAACTGCAGCTGAATTAAAAACAATGAGTTTAGAAAGTTTGACCGCTAAACTTGCAAGCACTTTCAAAGGATCTGCAGCTACTAATGCTGAAACATTTTCTGGTCAGTTAAAAATACTTACAACCGCGGCAGGTGAAGCACAGGAAACGATAGGCAAAGGGCTTGTAGATGCCTTTAACATTCTTTCAGGTGAAGGCGGTGGCATGGTAAACGTAACCGAAAAACTCGCTGAACTTGCACAAAATGTTGCAGATATAACAGTAGGCATGGCGTTGTTTATTCAAAAATTGAAAGATATACCTGTAGCAGGAAAAGGTCTTGAATTATTCTTTGGTCATTTAGCAGACATTTTTAAGTTACTAAATCCTTTATTAAAACCAATTATTGATCTCTTAACTTATTTTGGAAAACTAGGTGCGCAAAAAAATGCCGAACCTCTATTTTTTCCAGGATCATTAGACGAATTAAAAAACCAACAAAAGGCAATTACTAAAGCTGAAAAAGAAGCAGAGGCTAGACGGATAGCAGCAGCTAAGGCTGCTGCTGCTACAAAGATTAAAGCAGATAAATTAGCCGCTGCCAACGCTGCAAAATTGTCTAAGGCTAATGCCATGTTTGACATTGATAAAATTCAGATTGAAGCTGCGTTAAAAGGCAAAATCTCAGATGAAGAAAAATTACGCCTAGAACTGCAACGCGCTATTCTTAATGAAGATGCTGATCTAGCCGATAAGTTACAAAAGAAGTTAGAAGCATCACAGCGAGCCACTGCCGCGCTTCAAAGTTCAATTAATGGGATCAAGCCACCTGTAGATCCATTCGCTGCAGCACTATCTAGCCTTGAAGGTATTGCTGGCCTTCTCACAAAGATCGGTGGAATGTCTTTAGGTAGTAGCTTGGGCGGCTTAAAGAATGTGCCTAAAGAGCCATCAGATGTTGTTATTTTAGTTCCAGCTGATCCAAAGAAGCCAGAAACAAACAATCCAGATCCAGTACCAGTTGAAGTAGTTTCAACTCCAACTCCACCACCAACTCCACCACCAACCAATAATCAAAATCCTTTTGCTGGTCTAGGTGGCTCAACAGGTGGTGGCTTTGGATTCTCACTTCCAACTTACTTACAGAATACAATTCCACAATCACCAGTTACAGTTAATGTCAATGTTGAAGGATCTTTACTAACACAAGATAGTATGGTCAAAGTTGTTGCTGATGCATTAGTGATTGCTAATACAAACGGAAACAATACCTATCGTCCAGGCGCAGTAACAGTCTTCGAGTAATAATGACACTTCCAGTAATCAACGCAATCATCAACTTCTCAACAGGTGCTGGCTTTGCCTCGCCTATGATTCTTGATTCAGGCGTTCTGGGAGTTAATGCCTTAGCTGATAGCACAGCGGTTACAGTAGATGTGTCTAGCCTAGTTGATTCAATCAAAACCACACGCGGTCGTACAGCTCTTTCAGATATATTCCAGACTGGCACAATGAGCCTTCGCATTATTGACCAGACAGGTGCGTTCAACCCAATGAACCCAGCCTCACCTTACGCGGGTCTTTTAACTCCGATGCGTAAAGTAACCATTACTGCTAGTTATAACGGAATTACTCACCCAATCTTTGCTGGTTACATAACTTCATACGATACGACTACCCCTAAAGATGTGGGTGAAATCGTGTACACCACTATTCAAGCCGTTGACGGATTTAGACTTTTTCAAAATGCTCAGATCACTTCTGTCGCTTCTGCTACAGCTGGTCAAACGACTGGCACTCGTATTGGCAAGATACTTGATGCAGTTGGCTGGCCAGTTGGCATGAGAGATATTGATGCTGGTCAGACGACAGTTCAAGCAGACCCCGGAACTTTAAGAACTTCCCTTGGCGCGATGCAGATAGTCACAAGTACCGAATATGGTTCTTTGTACATGGACGGATTCGGCAACCTCGTTTTCCAAGACCGCCAACTTACATCATCAAGCGTTGCTGGCACTCCAGTTGAGTTTAATGACAATGGGACTGGCATCTCGTATAACAATGCCGTTTGGAAACTGGACGACACTTTAGTGTTTAACAAGGCAAGCATTACCCGTACTGGTGGTACTGCACAGGTAGCCAGCAATCAAGCTTCGATTGACAAGTATTTCCTTCATTCTTATCAAGAGCAGAACCTGCTCATGGAAACAGATGCGGAAGCCTTAAACAATGCACAAGCCTTTGTTGCCTCTCGTCAAGAAACTTCAATTCGTTGCGATGCGGTTACTCTGGATCTATACACTGCCAATTACGATGCTGGCATTACTGCCGCTTTGGATCTTGACTTCTTTGATCCAATTACTGTAACCACAACTCAACCGGGGTCATCCACCCTAACCAAGACTTTGCAAGTATTCGGCGTGTCACATGACATTCGGCCGAGTGCTTGGAAAACCACCCTAACCACGCTAGAGCCAATTCTGGATTCGTTCATAATTGGGACGAATTATGGGATACTAGGCACTAACACACTTTCATACTAAGGAGATCAAATGGGAGCACCATTAGGCTTTAAGACATTCGCCACAGGTGATGTTCTCACAGCCGCAGACACAAACGGATACCTCATGCAGGGAGTCTGGACATTCGCTTCAGCTGCTGCACGCGATGCAGCTGTAACTAGCCCACAAGAGGGCAATGTCTGTTATCTAAAGGATACAGATGCAGTAATGACTTACTCTGGCTCAGCTTGGGTTGCAGTAGGTGGCGGCGGCATGACTCAAATTTCATCAACAGCCATGAGCACAGGAACGGTCAGCTTGACATCAATTCCAGCAACTTACAAGGATTTAAGATTAATTATAAGAGATGTGTACCCATCAACAGCGACATATTTTGGACTACAAGTTAACACCGATACCGCTGGTAATTACAATTTCTACGGCACAAACTATGATGGCACAGCAGTTCCTGCTTTAGTTCGACAAGCTGCTGGAACCATTGTTTATCTTAATTACACAAATGCAAAAGCAACAGATAACAACAACACCATTATCATTGATTTTAATGACTATGCAAATACTTCAACTATTAAACAAATTTGCAGTAATTCAAATATCTATAGTGACACAATCAACGCTTACGGTGGTTCAACATTAACAACAATGTATAACTCAACTTCTGCCATTTCGTCAATTCAAATCAAAACTGGTGCTGGTACGTTTTCAGGCGGAACAGCCATACTTTACGGAGTGAACTAATGCCTAAAATCAAAATAGTTAATGTTCAGACTGGTGAAGAAATTGAACGCGAAATGACTACAAAAGAGGCTGCTGAAAATGTCGCCGTTGATACACGCAATCAATAATGAAACCTCGTTTATCTAAGTGCGCAATCCAGTTAAGAGAACAGATTGACGACAGATTCCCAGA